CTATATTAAGGTATAAAAATAATATGGGAGGAGGATTAATGCAACTTGTAGCTTATGGCGCTCAGGATATTTACTTAACGGGTAACCCGCAGATTACCTTCTTCAAGGTTGTCTACAGACGGCACACGAACTTCTCGATGGAGGCTATTGAGCAGACGTGGAATGGTTCGGCTACTACGAACGGTCGTTGCACCGCTACCATTTCCCGCAATGGTGATTTAGTTCACAGAATGTATATTGAAGTAGATGGTAGTAGCACGACCGGTTCTCGTAATCATGGTAATGAATGGATTACAAGTGTTGAACTAGAAATTGGAGGACAGAAAATTGATAAACATTCTGGGAGATTTATGGAAACTTGGGCAGAATTAACAGAACCTAACTCTGCTGGTATTACGGCTGTCGCTGTCGTTGGCACCGGTCATGGAGATGGTACTAATTTCCAGAATATGTCTGGATGTGGTGGTGTGGATGGCGTGGGGGCGGCCGTCAAAAGTGTAGTCCCTCTTAATTTTTGGTTCTGTCGTAACCCGGGTCTCGCTCTCCCTCTAATTGCCCTTCAGTATCACGAAGTCAAGCTCATTTTAGACCACGTTATTACAACAACATACACGTCGGCTATCTTAGCGAATAAATTATGGGTTGATTATATTTATCTCGACACTGATGAAAGACGCCGATTCGCACAGGTATCCCATGAATACCTCATTGAACAGGTACAAGAACAGGCTCTAAGCACCGCCACGACACAAGAATTAAACTTTAATCATCCGGTGAAAGAATTAATCTGGACCTGCGCTGAAGCTGCACAGGGAGCTCTGGCAGGAACTTCTTTAATTTTGTGTACTGCTTTTGGCGTGGGTGGAACCTTCCAGCTCAAGTTAAATGGACACGATCGCTTTGCTGCTCGTAATTATAGATACTTCTCCCGCACTCAGGTATGGGAACACCACACCGGATATGGTGGTTTGAACTCGGCGGCAGCGTGGGGTGGCGCATCAGCGTCTAATGATAGTATTTGCGTATATTCATTCGCTCTTAAACCGGAAGAACATCAACCCTCTGGAACCTGCAACTTCTCTAGAATTGATAATGCTCAACTTGTATCGAGCGAGGCTTTTGTCGCTGAATCAACTATTTATGCTATAAACTACAATGTTCTTCGTATCATGTCTGGGATGGGTGGATTAGCCTACTCGAATTAAATTAATTATGGAGTTATCTAGGTAAATTGTCATATATGCTCTCCATACTAAAATATGCCCATAACTTTTCAGAAGAATGTAACACATTAAGTAATTTCTCTAATCTTTCTTCTAAAACTTTAACTCTTTCTTCTAAATCACTATTATCTACTGTCACATTAGTTTCAGTAGATGATAAAATTTCCTGAACATTCTGAACAACTTCCTGAGTAGAGACAGGCTCAGGTTCTGTTGTTTCACTAACAGGTTCAGGTTCCGTTGTTTCACTAACAGGCTCAGGCTCAGGTTCTTCTACGGGAGTAGGTTCTTCAACCGGAGCCTCTTCCTCAACAGGCGTCTCTTCAACCGGAGCCTCTTCCTCAACAGGCGTCTCTTCAACAACAACTTCAGCAGGTTCATCTGCTTCGCTAACCGAATTTAAGACATTATCAACAGTATCACTCATATTTTATAATAAGTATAAATAAAATAATTTTAAGTATATTTATTTATTTAAAAAAATCATAGATAGTTAAAATAAAGTTATGCCAGAACATAAAGAACAAATTCTTGCGGGAAATAAGGGTTTAGCGAATTTAGGTAATACATGCTACATGAACTCAGCCTTACAGTGCTTAAGTCATCTAACTACTTTTCATCCAAATAATGAAAAGTTTTTCAATGAATGTAAAAGAGCAGATCAAAACTCATTGCTTTATGAATGGTTTCAGTTTCAAAGACAGATGTGGCAAAATGAAGATAATCAAATGATTAATCCTATTAATCTTTTAAAGACATTCCAAGCAAAATGTATAGAAAAAGATCTATATTTCAGTAATTTTAATCAAAATGATATTGATGAATTTTTAGTCTTATTTTTAGACTTATTGCATCAGGGAGTCGGTAGGAAAGTTGAGATGACTTATAATACTAAAGTAGAGGATGAAGCCGATAAAATCAATCTCAAGAGTAATCAAACTTGGCAAAGATTTTATGAAAAAGATTATTCATATATAGTTGAGAATTTTTATTCTCAACTATTAGGGATAACTAGTTGTACAGATTGTGAATATTATACAACCAATCATGATCCAATTCAAGTCTTATCATTGGAGATACCTGAGGAGGCCGAGTCTTTGGACTGCTGTCTTAAAGAATACACACAAAAATATAGATTGGATGTGGGTGAGGAGTGGAAATGCGATCAATGTAAAAATCAAGTTAGACCTTTTAAACAAACCAGATTATGGAAAACTTCCGATGTCTTATTTATTCTCTTAAAGCGATACAATAATAATCAGAAAATAGATAGATATTTAGAATATCCTCTAACTTTAGATTTACAAGATTATAATATCAATTACAGCAAAAATAAAAGTAATCAATATACACTGAATAGTTTCGCGATTCATAATGGTTCCTTAAATGGTGGTCATTATTATGCTGTCTGTAAGAATTATTTAGATGGGAAATGGTCTGAATATAATGATAGCAATGTTTCTCGGGTTCCTAAAGATAAATTAACTAAATATTCACCTTATTTACTCGTTTATAAGAGATCGTAAATTAATCTATTGCTTTCAGATTTTTACCATCGCTCTTGAAAAGGCGACCATTCTTACGAAGAATTACTCCTGATGGTGGTACGCGACCTTTCTTAATATATTTCTTCTTTGTTCTCTTACCTCGCTTAACTGTTCTCATCATCTTCTTTTTCTTTGTTCTCTTCATCTTCTTCATCTTCTTACCGCTCTTAGATTTTCTCTTTTTCTTATTTCTCTTAAAAGCAGAAAAGGGTATCCCATCAAGAAATTTATCTAGTGGGACCATCTATATTAATAGTTTATATTTAAATCATCGTTCTCATCGTTTAGTTCTTCATCTGGGAACTCATGAATTACAACATTATGTTTTAGAAATTCAAAGTATTCATTAAAATCATCTCTGAATAAATTTAATCCATAATAATTATCCATCTCTACACATTCACCAAATAAATCACTAATTTCTTCTAAATATTTAAGATCAAATAAATCTTCTTCCGTTTCATTCATATGAATCATACTCATTTTTGATATTTATCATATAGTAAATTAATAAAATCTTTTTTAAACGTGTCATAATCTGTTACAACATCTAGATCAGATTTTTGATTTATCCATTCATATGATTTATATGCCATATCTTCTACAATATCTTTTACTTTTCTATCTTCTTCATATTTTATCGGTGTATTCAACCATTTTTCTTTAGTAATCTTTAACCTTGTAATTGGTAAAGGAGGATTCATAATAAATTTATGATTAAATAATATTATTTTATAAACGTATCATATATAGAATGGCATCCAATTTGACATTAGATGAATTAAAAACTATGATGGGTGGTCCAGAACTTAATAATCCATTACTTAGACATATAGTAAGCATTTCAAAAAAATATTTAGACACGTATCAAAACAATTTTCGCCTTGGTCGTCTTCCACCATCACTATTACGGGAAATATTATTAGGATGGGTAGAATTTTTTAATAAATATGGTAATAATCGCGATGATATGAATTCTATAGTTGAAAGAGGTATTGCAAATAATTATAATTTAAATTCAAATTCCTTAACAAGGCAGGCATGGGGTATACATGGACAACGGGATAATGAGATATTAGCATGGAACCGTGAACATCGCGATGAATTAATGGAAATCTTAGAAATAGAGTCTCAAGGAGCTCTCAGACTCCCTTCTCATAATCCTAAAAAGAAGAGACGTAAATCTAAGAGGAAATCTAAGAAGAGGAAATCTAAGAGGAAATCTAAGAAGAGATAAATTCTTTAATATATTATATTATATTATATTATATATTATACATGGCCGAAGAAGACTTCTATATTTTACCTTATTATTTTGATGATGAAGGTGTTTTAAAATCTCGCGTTAAAGTTGGAGATTATATCACAATTGAATCAGAGGGTAACTCATCTCAAAAACAGGTATTAGAAGTGAAGATCTTGAAATCGGGGACGCGCTACTTGCTGGAAGCGACAAAATTTCTCCCTGTTTTGTTATACAGCATAATTACTAATGATAACAAGCAGTATGGGAAAATAATAATTTCAGAAGGGGACTATAGAGGAGTGGTTTACGAAGATCAAGTCGGTGATCTCGGCTCTGGGAGTTACGAGCCCCTGTATATAGATTTTGAATTTAAAATAAACCCCTCCCACCAAATACTAGCTTTTGCAAAAGGATTAAATGAAAGATTAAATGAAGATTCACCGTTAATGGTGTTACCAGTGGATTTGTTTGAAAGAATAGTAAATTTATTAACAGAGGGACTGGAGACGAGGGCAGGTGGTCGCAAGAAACCTAAAAAGAAGAGACGTAAATCTAAGAGACGTAAATCTAAGAGAAAATCTAAGAAGAGAAAATCTAAGAGGAAATCTAAGAAGAAGAAATATAAGAAGAGAAAATCTAAGAAGAAGGAAGGAAGGAAACTTTCTTCAGTTCGTCGTCTTTCGGTTTAAAAATTTGATTTATGATGTTTCTCTCTTAACAATACAATATAAAAAGAGAGATGGCAGATTACGGGCAGCACACTGTTTACTGCGAAGAGATTTGTAACGGACGACCACGGCTGATGCTGTATTATCAAACTCTCGTTCCTCACGTTATTCCTGACTTACCCGTATCCCCACCCTGTAGCCCACGATCAGATGGGGGGGATGATCATGATGATCATGATGATGATCCTGAATATGATATTGAGCTTTCTCTTCACTGTGTGATTGACTGGCGACCGCAGTTTACTCACCGAGAATCTGCCTTTCTGAATAAGCGTAGTTGTCCGAGGAATAGCAAGCAGAAAAATATCTCCAAGAGTATGAGGCGATTGGGAAAACTGAAGCAGCCGGGAGGATCTTCTTGTAATCAGCGGCGTTAGGATTATATATAACAAAATACAAGGTAAAATCTAAGAAGCGATAAATTTTTTTATTGTATTTCGTATTTCATCAGGATCAGTAGATGAATCAATACATAGATGAGGATGTTCTAACCACTGAAACTTATTTAATTCTGATAAATGAGTTCTAGAGGAAAGATGATCTTTATAATTATCAGGATAAATTTCTCTGATTCTTTTTTCTTGTAAATCATCTGAAATATTCAACTGAATTATTTTAAATCCATTTTTAACGAGTGCTTCATATTCATTTTGATATCTTAAATCATCAACTAAACAAAATTCTATATCTGAACATTGTTTAATCACATAATTAATCCATACTTCTGAATCAATTTCTCTCATCTTCTGACCTAAAGATATTAACAAGGATCTATCTTTGACTAAAGGATTCATTCCAAATAAGTCTGTAGCGCAGTCTTTTACTTTTCTACCGAATGAAAAAATTTCAAATCTAGGTTCTAATTCACATAAGTAATTACAAAGAGTAGTTTTCCCTGAACACATCTTCCCTGTAATAGCGATTCTCATAGTTTAAATTAGTATCACTTTAATTTTTAAATATCAATTTATTTTTTCCCAATTTTAAATTCATTCTATTTAAAAATTTGATTAACTATTAAATGTATCAAGTACAACAACCTAAAATGCGTGTTCTTAAAAGAAACGGTCAATATGAAGAAGTCTCCTTTGATAAAATCCTTAATCGTATTAAGTCTTTATCTCAAGGTCCCGAATTTAAAAATCCACTAAGTATTGATGAAACATTAATTGCTCAAAAAGTTGTTCAGGAAATATATGATGGCGTAAAAACCACCGAATTAGATGAATTATCCAGTCAAATATCTATTGCCATGTATAGTAAAAATCCAGAATTTAAGATCCTCGCTTCAAGGATTGTGATATCAAATCATCATAAAAACACCAAGGATACTTTTTCAGAAAAGATAGAAGAATTATATAATTATCATTCAAATGGACAACATAAGCCACTCATCGCGGAGTATATGTATCAATTGGTAATGAAACATAGGACAGAGATTGATAGCGCGATAGATTATCATAAAGATTATGATTTTGATTTCTTTGGTTTCAAGACCCTTGAGAAAAGTTATCTTTATAAAACCGATGGTAAAATCGTAGAGAGACCTCAGGATATGCTGATGAGAGTTTCTTTAGCAATTCATCGCACTAATGTAAAAGAAGCATTGAATAATTATGATTTAATGAGTAAACATTATTTCACTCATGCGACACCCACTCTCTATAATGCTGGTTCCAATAGGGAACAATTCGCGAGTTGTTTTCTCTTAACAATGAAAGAGGACTCTATCGCTGGTATTTATGATACTCTTAAAGATTGTGCATTGATTTCAAAGTATGCGGGTGGTATTGGATTAAGTATTCATGATATTAGGGCAAAAGATTCACATATTGCGGGAACAAATGGTCAAAGCAATGGTTTAGTTCCGATGTTACGAGTCTTTAATGATACAGCGCGATACGTTGATCAGGGTGGTGGGAAGAGGAATGGATCATTCGCGATGTATTTAGAACCCTGGCATGCGGATGTTTTTGAATTTATTGAACTTAAGAAAAATCACGGTAATGAACTTGAACGTGCTCGCGATCTATTCTACGCCTTATGGATCCCTGATTTATTTATGGAAAGAGTATTATCTGATGGAGAATGGTCTCTATTCTGTCCTCATGAATGTCCGGGGCTAAGCGATACTTGGGGCGAAGAATTTAATAAATTATATGAAAAATACGTGAAAGAAGGTAGACAACGGAAAACAATTATGGCAAGAGAATTATGGCAAACGATTCTAACCTCTCAACTTGAGGTGGGTACTCCTTATCTCTTATATAAAGATACATGTAATCGGAAATCTAATCAGAATAATCTCGGTACGATTAAATCATCTAATCTGTGTACTGAGATTATTGAATTTACATCACCCGAAGAAACGGCTGTATGTAATCTTGCTTCAATCTCACTCAAGAAATTTGTAAAATATAAAGAAACGAAAGATATGAAATTCTTAGTTTATACTAAACCGGATTGCGTTTATTGTGAATTAGCAAAGGGTCTATTAAATAAACGAAATATTAATTACGAAACAAAAGATTACAGAGAACTAACTAGTATTTCTGGAGAATATCCTCTGAAAGTTAAATTTCCTCAGATTTATCAAACCGATAATCATCGTAATCATATCGGTGGATATACAGAACTCTATGAATATCTAAAACCAGAATATGATTTTAAGAGTCTTCAAGATATTACCGAGAGAATTACTAAGAATCTTAATAATATTATTGATTATAATTATTATCCGACTAAGGAAACAAAAACATCTAATCTTAGACATCGTCCAATTGGTATTGGTGTCCAAGGATTAGCAAATGTATTCTTTGAATTCGGTTATGCGTTTGATTCTCAGGAAGCCAAAGATCTCAATGAAGATATTTTTGAATGTATTTATTATGGATCACTAAAAGCCTCTATGGAAATTTCTAAAGAACGAGAAGTCTCAATGAAACGATATCAATTATGGAACAAGCAAGTCACAGGACCTCCTGAGAAAATGAGTGATTTTGTATCATCTGATGAAATCAAGATTCTAAAAGATAAACTTGGTCCTATCTTACCAGAAGAACTTGAGAGAGAAGAATATTTAGGATCTTATAGCTCATTTATTGGATCCCCCATATATCATGGTAAATTACAATTTGATCTATGGCAAACTACTATTACGGATATTAATCACGATTGGTCTTCACTGAGAGAAGATATTAAGCAATATGGTATCCGGAATAGTCTCCTTGTCGCTCCAATGCCAACAGCATCAACCGCTCAGATCCTGGGTAATTATGAATGCTTTGAACCCATCTTATCTAATATTTATACGAGACGTGTCTTATCAGGAGAATATATGGTTATGAATGATTATTTAGTAGAAGATTTAATATCCTTAGGTATCTGGTCATCAGATCTAAAAGATAAAATTATTGCCAATGATGGTTCGGTACTAAATATTCCAGAGATTCCAGATATTCTTAAAAATAGATATAAAACAGTATGGGAAATTAAACAGAAGAATATCCTTGATATGGCGGTAAGTAGAGGTAAATTTATCTGTCAAAGTCAGAGTATGAATTTATTCTTAGAATCCCCTAATATCAAAACAATGAGTAATATGCACTCTTATTCTTGGAAAAATGGATTAAAAACCGGGATTTATTACTTACGAAGTCGTCCTTCATCAAAAGCGATTCAGTTTACACTGAATCCTACTGAATGTGAAAACTGTTCAGCATAAATAATTTAATATAAATTTATCTTAATAATTCTGATAATTCGTTTACCATCTTGCCAGACATCTTAGGTGCCATCTTAGGTGCCATCTTAGGTGCCATCTTAGGTGCCATCTGGGGTCCTTCATCTATTTTTTGTTGTAATTCTTTATTCTTACTGCTTTGTAAAGCAATGAATGAAACAGCACATAGCACTCCTATTAACATTAATCCCATAAAGAAGAACGGTAGCAATACGATAAACCATGCTATCTTTTTACCATATTTGAATTGACAGATATAATTCAATAAATATATCCATAAGATAGTGAAGATTATTTTGATTACTAAACCACTCAGTGTATAATAATGAATTCCTTCACCCTCAGGTTCTACATCTAATACTTTATCATGGACATCTAACATTGATATTAAATAAAGTGTCATACTTATCAAAGATAAGATCAAATAAACTTGAGCCGGTTTACACATTTTCATAATTATATCTGGCACGGGGACAGAAGAAAATCCTAATATTTTCATTTATAGTAGTAGATTATAAAAAAAAATTCATAAAAAATAAGTAGACAATGAAAGTCTCGTCATAAAACTAAATAAAAAGATAATTTATCTGTGTAATTCATCTATATCTAAAAGACTATTAAATTTAGACAAAGCGATCTCTTGTTTTGGACCATTGATTTTCTTAATCTTCTCGGGCGGAGGAATATAGGATTTGATTTCGTTTCCCTTCTTGCTCTTAAACATTAGATTCACATTACATTGACATTGTATAAATATATTTTTATCTTTTCTTATTGGTATATTAAATTTAACAGGTAGACTCAAATATCCTATCGCATGATAGATTAAGGGTATCCGCGAACCTCTTTTACCACATGTATATTCGTTTCTAAAAAAACGATATAAACTCTGTATCTGTGTTTTTGAATCCTCATCTCTCTCAACACACTCATAAAAAATTATTTCCCATATTAACCATATAGGATCCTTACAATGTTTCGGATCTACTTCATTAATATCGCGACATTCTATCTCAAACTTAATTTTTTTCTTCTTATTAATTTTTTCCCATTGTACCAACCATTCAACCCAATAAATCGCATCAGTATATCCCCCATTACGATTTTTTAAATGAAATAAGAATTCATTCATAATTATCCTCAATTCTTCGGGATCAGTAAATCTTATTATATGCGATGGTAAAACTTGCATGGTTGCTTTTAATTTATTCTGAATATTACTATACTGAAAATCATCTTCCTTTACTTTTGTAATTTTATCAAATCTCTTTGTTTTCGGGGAAGAGGTTATCGTCGTAATCAAATCAAAAAATACATTCCTCACACTTTGTGTATTTCTCAAATGAATTAACTGATTTCTTTCTTTTTTACCAATATGATCATATGATGATACAAATGTTAAATATTTCCTCCATAAATATTCGGGTAACTTAGGTGAATTGATATGAACAATTTTTGAAGAGAATAGAATTATTTTTTCAAATAATTCTATCGTATATCCAGAACAAAGACACTCGGTTACCCAATAACAACCCTCCTCCACCTTACCTTCTTCAATACACTTGAATAATTTATTTAAAACATCTCTCTTTTTAAAATCAGAAAATGTCTTGTCTTTGAATGCCTCCAATGGTCTAGGATCAATAATGATAAATTCTGGATTCATATTATTGATAGTTTATAAAAAAGTATTCTTATTTAGATTTATCTTCAATGTCTTCTATAAGTTCTTCTCATCTTATCGTATATTGGATCAGTTGTTCATAAATTTGATTTTATCTTATCTTAATTATAGTTAATATAACGAAAATCACACAACTGAGACCGAGTAAAGAGCGATGTCATGGGAAGCCGTTGAATCAGGGATGACTCGTGATGGATGGGGACATGTTCAGCCGTGCGCTTGTCCTAAGTGTCAGCCCAAGTATGTTTACAAACCCAAGAGTCCGTGCTTCTCACCCCCCCAAGACAAGAATAGAAGCGTTACTCGCGCGGCAACCATCATCCAGAAATATACCCGGAGGATGATCGTGCTCAACAAGCTTGAGTGTTTTCCTCCGGATCCCTATCTCACGTTCCAAACCACCTGTCACTGGTGTGGTATTCAGGATGAAGAAGATGTCTCGTTCGTAAAATCCTATCAGCTTTTTGGATGTCGCGAGTGTGTTTCTGAATGTGAAGAGGCCTCCTCGGCCTATTAGATCCCATATTATATAATTATTTTCTCTTTTTTTTCGCTATCACGAGAATAGGAAACCGGAAAGACCAGCTCCAGCTAAAGTAATACTTGAATACTTATATTTTGATTCATCTTAAAACAATATGAAATATCTTTCATATCTGTCTTTTCAACTAAGATATAATCATTAAAAATATGTTTACTAAATACGCTTCTTACATATTCATATTTATCATTTAATAAACCTATTTCTTGATTCACTTTAAAATCATTGTCTTTTATTTGTAAGCAAGTATATTTATTATTTTCATAATTTATGATTTTACTTTTATCTATCTTAAAATTATCTCGTTTTGTACAAGGACTCATCAAGAGATAATTTAAAATTTCAATAGTTACTATATCTTTATATTCTATACTATCTTCGGTTAAACATTCATATGTATAATATTCATCTTCACCTATCGTCTTCTCACCTTTATAAATGAATGAGATATTCTCTTTTTCATTAAATCTTATAAAAATAGTATCATTGCTAAATAATGAATTTTGTTCTTTTAACAATGTAATAGTCTTAGGCAAGAAACTTTTAGTTTCGGTTCCATGAAACTCTTTTAATTTAATCTTAAAATTAAATCTATTTTTTGATTCGTGTTGTCTCTGTATGCTATATATATTTGTTATCGTTTTTGTTTTAGGTTTGATAAATCCTTTAACCTCATTCTCAGGTTTTTGCTGAATGAACTGTTGAGGATTTTTTAATCGTTTTAAGATTATTTCACCGATTGTATTTATTAAGTGTTTATTTACTACTGATAATTCATCTGTATCTATTGTATCAAAAATACTTGGATAATGTAAACGATATAATTCTATATAGTTTGGATCATTTTTAATATCATAACCAGTTTCCTGAAGTATTAAACTAGATAAGGTAGAGAACATGTAATTTTTATTCTGTTTTGAAAAATACATGTCATACGTAGACATAATTAAAATTTAAAATTATTAGAATAATATTCTTTAAACTTATTTAAGGTTCTTCTGAATTCATTGAAGAGCGGGTCGCCATCATTTCTGATTCGGTGTTATCTCTTGCAAGTTGCTCAGCTTCGGCTACAGCTACATCACCGCCATCAGCTGCAGCGGCTCTTCTTTGTCTTTCAACGTTACTCAGATTACCCTCTACTCTTTCGGTACCCGAGCCAAAGGTAGACGGCCCAGTATTTTCACCCAAGGAACTCATATTCATTCTAGAGAGAGAGACATCTGGAGATGTATTTACATTATTACCTGAAACGCTATTATCAATCTCAGTTGGCGGTACATCTACGTTACCCTTTAATAAAGAATCAGGAACAGATAAAATACTATCACTCGGGAAAGCATCTACCGGATTATAAAAATCATAACTCGGTAATAATTCATAGTTTTCAGAAGCCATGATATCAAAATATTTACCACCACTCGTGATACCAGGGTTCCTACCCGGGAATAGACCCGAAACGATATCGTCTACAGTAGGACAATCTGTCGCAGGACAATCTGTCGTAGGACATTCTTTATCTGAATTGGAACATTCAGGGCATTCGGGACACGACCCACCATTACATTCTAGATCGGGACATTTAGGACAACCCGGATGATCGGGACATTTAGGACAATTTAAATCTAATTTATTAATACTATCTTTAATATCTTCATTCATCGTTTCACTGTTTGTCGCCATATAATAAACCATCGTTCCTATCACAAATAATAAGAACAATGATACATATTGTAATATTTCAGTATATTCACTTGTATCAAAATAATAATTAAACATATATATAGTCTAATAGAATATATTTTTTGTAATATTATATTTTAATAAAATAATCTTTTCTTAAATCTATCATTAGTTTATCGGATAATTTAGTATTCAGATATTCTTCAAAGGATGATCCTTCTAACATTTTCTTAATAAAATGAATCGCATACATACCACACTGTGAATTCTGTTTCTGATAAGAATGATCATTATAAAAATAATGAGGTTCCCTCTTACATTTCCTACCTTGCTCCTGAGTATTCTTTATTAATTCTCTAATTTCTTTTTGGGGTTTACGACCGAAACTATCAAAGTAATAAATACCAGGATAATCATTATTATGAGAACCAAGATCCATATATAATGATATCCAGTGCTGACCATCCTTAGTGCTCGGATCTGTATTAAAGACTATACCAATTTTAGTTTCACCTCTATCTAAATGTTTCTTCATATCAAATGAACATAAATTACTCACTGAACATTTATGAAAATCTATCGGAACAGCACCATAAAAATAAAATTCTTTATCAGCATCTAAATGTTGCTCCAAACAGTCTTCAATCTCAAATGTAGACAACCATTCATTATAATCTTTAATCCATTCTTTGGGCATAGAGGGTTTAAAACTATCTAAAAATTCTTCTTTATCTGAACCCAATTCTTTCATTAACGATTTTATCTTTTGCCAGCAGGCCTCAGAGGAACACTTTGATATCTTACTTATCTGTTGACAAATATCACCATGTATATCTTCGTTACTCCTTGATAAATCAACTGTATCTAATTTTTTATTCTTTTTTGCCAAACGATTGATTGCTTTACCCACTTTAATTACAATATCGTCATCCAAACATGAACCATCAACATCATTTTCACCAGGTGAACAGTGTTCTCCCTTGAACATACGCTTTCTTTCTCTACCCCTAGCACCTCCTACAGCTCCACCATTCAAATCATTATTATTCAAATCATTATTATTCAAATCATTATTATTCAAATCATTCATATTCATAACACCGTCTTGTATGTCACCCATTATAATATAAATTTGATTTTATATTTAAAAAATTAAATCATAGTTAATAGAAATAATGAATATCGTGGAAAAGAAAAACCAAATCCAAGATCTACTCATTGATGTTTTCAATGAATACAATCGGATGAATGAAACAAAAATTCAATCTAAATGTGAAACTGATTTAGAGATGCGAACGATGATCAGTAATATTCGTAGTTTAGAGACATCCAACCTAGAGAAAGATGATCGCATTAAAAATCTTGAAAAGACTATCAATGATTATGAAAAAATGATTAATGACTTGAATATGAAATTGGAAATCAAGGAAGAATGTGATAAGGAAAGTAATAGACATGACATGTTAAGGATCCAAGCAAAGGAAATCACTGAAAAAGATAGGGAAATCAAGCGCCTAAATGGTCTCCTTGATTTTCATAAGAAAGAAAAAGAAAAAGCAAAGATTAATAAGATTGATACTCTTATGAATGTTGTGGCGAATAAAGAAAATACTGATCTTAAATTAAATGAAGTCAAAGAAGTAGGAACTGGTGAAGAAAATCCAAATTTCATCTATAATGATCACCGAACAGATAAGGAATCTGCTAGTGAAACAGTAGAACCTGATGGAGATAACTCGCGACTGGAACAAACAATTAAAAATTCTATGTCTGACTTAGAGAAACCTGAGTCAGATAAGGAACCCGATAAGGAACCCGAATCAGATAAGGAACCCGAACCCGAACCCGAACCCGAACCCGAACCCGAACCCGAACCCGAACCCGAACCCGAACCCGAACCCGAACCCGAACCCGAACCCGAATCAGATAATGAACCTAAAACCATCATGAAAATTAAATCAAAAGGAATCTTATACTTTGTTTATAAGGGTGATAATCCTCAGGATATGTTTGCATGGAATGAAGAGAAAAATCTTGATAAAATTGTGGGAAAGCGAACTAAAACCCGTGACAAGTATAAAAGTGAATTATTTTAACTTGAGCAGTTTAATATAAATTTCACTTATTTCATCCTTTGTAAGAGAATCTTTGAAACTATTAATAAATCTCTTAGTATCATTCATATATAAATCAATTAAATATGGATCTATATAATTTTTTTTACAGACGGAAGGAGTATTATTTAATTTGAGAGCTATTATTTTTAAAACTTCATTGATATTTTTGTTTTTATCGGTTTCTTTGTCTACGATATCATATTTCAATATTTCAGAAATGAAACTTAAATTAGCGACCCACGTCCTAAAATTTTTACTACTGAAATTTCCAAACTTTTTTAAATATTTATTTACATCTGTAGATTTCAGGGTATACCACTTATTACCACTACGATAAGTAAATATAGAATCATCTTTCTTAATTGTCCGTTTCTTAGTCCTGAGATTACGACTTAATCGTTTACTCCTACACTTACCTGTATTTTGTACACCTTTTTTACCTATGAAATCAACCGATACAACATCTCCTTTTATTTTAATATGTCTAGGTTCCAAGGTTGTTGCACCGAAAGAATCATTTTCATCCCGATATTTTTCTGAACCGATCCGAATACCACAATCAACGACTAACATTAATGCCGAGGCGATTTGTTTTTCTTTAGTTTCTCCTTCTGAATATAAATCGCGTTTTACACTATTCATTATCTTTTTATAGTTTTCACCAAACACAATCATCTTGTGATATTTATTTTTACTATTTTCTTCTGTAAACTTTTTATTATAAATATATTGAGGTCTATCTTTTTCATCATAACCAATCGCCAAAACTTTATCATTTTTATTTAAATTTATTTTGACATCTTTATATGCTGGGGGTATATAGAATCCTTCTAATAATCTTTTAACGAGGTCTTTATTTATCTTTGATCCCCGTTGATCAAAGTATTCATAAGTATATTTATCTTTACTTGGCCTCCTAGATTTTATTTTACGAATTATATATTCTTTCATCTATTACTTCTTATATTTTTTTATTAATCATATTAGATATGAAAAATAAAAATTATACAAAAAGAAAAAATAATAAGAAACTTTCTAGGAAAAGAATTTCTAGAAAGAGACTTTCTAAGAAGAGATTGTCTAATAAGAGATTGTCTAATAAGAAACGTAGTAAGAAGAAGTTAAAAGGAGGAATGGAAGGGAGAGGGATGACGGAAACTGAAATGGCTGCTCAGGCTGTGAATCGTAAAACTGGTTCTAGGCATGACACGAGTAAAATTATGGAAGTATTAGAGGCTAACGAATGGGATGTGGAAAAAGCCGCACTACAACTGAATGTCAATAAGTTGGTGGAGATAGGATTTGAAGAAGAAAAAGCCAGAAAAACATTGGAGGGAATGAATGAATCATTTAGGTCCATATGGGTGGC